AGCCTGATTATTCGCAGTCTTAATGACATGCGAACATGTGGTTTCTTCTTTTCCTGCTGGTAATCAGCCAGCTAAACCACTTGAATATACCTTAAAGCCAATTGCATATGCCTTCACATCGCCAGCTTCTTTCAAAACATTCAACGCATCTTCCGCTTTAGCAAAATTATCTTCTTTTACTGCATCACGAATATTATTAATTAAATCGCTTGGTTTTAAGCTGTATAATGGAGATGCTACAGCAGCAATACGACCATCCACCTTGTTTTCCATATAAAGCTTATTAACACTCTTTGATGAAAAATCAGAAACTACTCCATCACATAACAATATAGTTGGTGATACAATATTACCAGATGAAACTTTCACTGGAACTGTAAATGCAGCTCTACCAGAATCAATTGATACTCCATAAAATATAGTGTTCGAATCGCTGTTGGCTACCGTAATTCTATGATTTTTATATCCAAATGAACGCAATTCTCGAGAAATTAAATCATTTCCCATCTTAACTTTATCATTTCCAAAATTAATTGATGCTAATCCAACTGGAGAATTAAACTTCTCTTCAAAACTAAATGAATCTTCTGTTCGTGGTAATTCTACGTCCGAAACAGCCGCATTTTCCAATGATTGTCCCGTAATGCCACCAGCAAAATACTCGTTTGTTGCTCGTTTTGCACTATTTAATTTAATTATTGCTAACTCAACTTCATTAACTGAACGATTATTTGAAACTGCACTTGCTAAAACTTGCAATATTTCTGAAGGTTTAACTCCTAATTTGCTGCCAGCCTGTGTAGTAACATAATCTTTAATATTTGTATAATTTAAATCCTGTGGACCCTTATTGCCCATAAATAATTCAGGCTCAGAAATAACACTATTATTCACTTCAACTGGAATATAAAAACTGGTAGCTCCCTTTGGCGTATGATATTCTGCTTTAACAACCAAAAAATTAGCATTTCCATCAACAACTTCAACATGAGATGCTTTTAAATTCCATGAATCTAAACAAGATGCAACCGCTTTTGTTGCCTTAATTCCCGCTTCTTTTGAATAGTTTTTTAATGGAATGCTGCCATCAAATGCACTATCTAATGCTGATGCTAATACAGAATCTCCAAATCCTGACATATCCAATTCGCCCTCATTACCTCGCTCATATAATTTAGGGGAATTTGCAGAATAACCCAAATCTCCCAACTCTTCGCCAAATAATTCAGCAAACTTCGTGTTGCGCGTATATAATGTTTGATACAAATTCTTTAACTCTGCACGAGTAATAAAAAGTTGCTTTGAAGATAACTTATCTAAAACATTAGATATTTTACCCAATGTTTGATCTCCAGGATGCATTTTAGCAAATTTACTCAATTTCACAGTTAACATTGGTAATGCTAACTTTTCATTAAGCTCTGCAGCTTTGTTTATTGAATTAACCATTTCGTTTAATTTGTCGATAGTCATTAAAGTTTGCCTATTTAAAAGTTTAAAATAACTCAGGATATTTGCTTAATATGTCTTGCTTAACAGATTCATTAAGACCGCTTAATAAAGCTGTAACCATTTTTTTATTGGTTGCTAACTTAGTAGGTAAATATTTAGTCGCTAAACTTAATTCTTCCTCTGGTATTCCAAGCTCAGAAGATCCCTTCTTTGCTATAGGATCTCCCTTATAATAAAAAACTAATTGGCTGGATAACTTATTTAAAGTTACATTCCAACCATTAGCTGATGCCGTCTTTACAGTATCTTCCTCACTTGGATTGTAAAGCGCTACAATGTAATCTCCATCGTCCGCACTTTGAATTTGCCATAATTTGCTGGCATCATCCTCATCCTTAAAACGAACAATGTCAAAGGCTACCTTCTGAATCTTATCCTTAACATCAGATAATCTATACGCTTTTTTGTAAATTTTGTTCTCTAATTCAGAATAATCTACGGAAATCTTTGACATTGTTGCTCCATGTCTACTCGTAAGTAGCTATATCACCTATATACATTAGGATTTATTGATATTATTTTTAACTAATAATATCCCTCATTATTACCCAATCAATCTTTTGAGTCTTTATTTTTCTTTAAATCTTCATGTTCTTTGACTCGTCGGTAAAGATTTGTAGAACTCAAATTGTACTTTGTAGCTAAAGCTGATGCATTGGTTCCTTCATCATACTCCTTGAGAATCTTTGCCCAATCAATTTTTGCTCGACGTGTTGCTGCTGTCTTAGCTACTGTTTCTTCAGAACGAGGACGAGAAACGTTACCACCTTCATTTTTTCGCTTATCCCATAATTCTTTAGCAGATTCAGACATTTTATCTTTAGTTTCTTGAGATATAGTTTTACCTTTAAGATGATCAAGCGGACGTTCTTTTTTAATACCCTCTTCATTTAAAAATCTATAAATTGTATTTGTTCCAGTTTTAAACTTTTCAACAATTTCAGATATTATCATCCCATCTTTATATGCTTGAATTATATCATTTCTTCTATCTTTAGACATTTTTCGCTTTTCTGCACCAGCAGCAACAGAAACAGGATCTTTTTTTACACCCTTTAACTTATCAGACATTGCTTGCTTTGCCTCTTCTGTATGATGATGTCCGGCAAAAGCTCCAGGCTGCAGAGTTTGAATGACCTTTTCGCGATGTTCTGGAGTAAGAACTCTACCAGTCATAGCATTTCTTAAAACTTGTCGCATATCTTCTGTCCACATTCTACCTAATCCCGGTTTTGCATGATTTTCAGAAATTTTCTTTTTCGTTTCTTCCGTATGTCTTCCGGCAACACCACCAAGTTTCAAATTATAACCTATATCATGTTGCAAACTATTATATTCAGTTATTGCTGCAGCTTCTGCCTCATTAGCATCTTCTTGATTATTATAGGTATTTAATACTGTATATTCGAAATTTTCTGAACCATATTTTAAAATTGCACTATATAAATAGGTAGAATTTTTATAATTACAACCATCTTTACCCATTCTTTTACTTAATGTCAACCAAGTTTGACCAATATAAATCTTTCCATTAATCTTATTTGTTAATAAATATATTGTACAAACATCATCTGTCTCTTTTTTGCTATCTAATTCAGCATCATTTTCGATTTTTGATAATTCATTATTTTCAATCATGTTTTCACTAATATTATTTTCTAAAGCGTTCATTTTTTTTCTTTTTACTTTCTTATTTAACGTTACACTTGTTTGCGATGAAAGTGCTCATCACAGTGAATAGTATAACGCGCACAAATGACATGTCAATATAAAAAAATTACAACTAAAAATAATCATTATTAACGTTACCATTTATTATAATCTACGTTACCATTTATTATAATCTACGTTACCATTTATTATAATCTACGTTACCGTTTAACAGAACAAAAGATTAATGCAAAATTACCATTTTGAATCACGCAATTCAGACATCTTATTTAGAATACTTTTTATCTTATCATCTGATTCAATGATTTTACGCATTTTTTTTGTTGCTCCACCATAAACCTTCTTGCCTTTTTTATAATCAACATTTCCATTTATCGACTTAGTCACGGAGCTTTGGTTAACATTTAATATTTTAGCTATTTCCATTTGTGTATAACCGTCCGCATATAATCGAATAACTTCTTTTTGTCTTCCAGTTAATTGAGTTTCAACAATACGCCAAAACTCGACCTTGAGCTGGTCTTCGAGGTCGAGCAATTCTTCATTATATTTAAACGGGTCCAAACGATTAGAAATTGAGTCATTATTATTAAATGACTCCATCATATCATTAGAGCACACAGTTTCCAACAAAATCCATTGATAGGTTGAAGAGCGAGTAGGTCGTTTTTCCATAATATTCCTTAATTACAGATTTGCCAATAAAATCTGTACAAAGCAATATATAACAAAATATTATTAGAAATTATAAAATATCTAACAACACTAAACTGAACAAACAGTTTATTTAACGATTTATTTTAAAGTGAAAGCCAATTCAGAGTGCACGGTAAAAAACTCGTCTGCATCTTTGAAAGGTTCTTCTATGTAACAATTAAGGATATTGGCAAATTTCGAATATTTTTCCAATATTTTGACTCGACCTTTTTCACCGGCTTCGTCATTATCGAGCAGTAAATTAATATTATTGGTAAAACGTAAAAGCAAGCCAAATTGATAATCTGTCATATTGGAGTTGCCGAGAGCCACGATATTCTTTAAACCGCGCTCATGGGCTTTTATGACATCGAACTG